TGCTCCTAAAAAGACACCACGAAGGACACAAAGGGTTTCATGAAGGACGCAAACAACAAGCCGGCGTCCCGGCGAAAGCCGGGATCCACTGTTCAGCCGTTCGTGCCTCCGAAGAATGGGTCCCGGCTGTCGCCGGGACGCCGAGTTTGGGCTCGTGCCGAGAGCGTGCAGCGCGAGCGCGCGAGCGAAGCGAGCCTAGGAACTAGCCGTTGGCGATGTTGGTGATGACGCCCATCGCGAAGGGCGCGTAGATCGCCAGCACCTCTTCGGCATAGACGCCGACCTGGCGCTGGCGCGTCACGACCGGCCAGTCGATCTGGTAATAATCCTGCCGCGTCTTCACCTCGGCGACATTCGGCACCTCGTTCGACTGGTACTGGACCGGCAGATTTTCGGCAAAGCCGATGATCGTGCCGGGCGGGACGCGCGGATGGATGCGTACCGGGATTTTGAGGCCGCCATTCAACGTGAACGGGTTGAAATAGAACGACACCGCGCCCGCGGCGGCGAGATCGTAGGGGTTGCCGTCGGTCGAAACCTCGTATTTGAGGAGCGGACCGGACGCGTTCGACAACACCTTGGCGGTGATGTTCTTCAGCTCCTGCACATTGACGTAAAGGACAGTCGGCGACACCTGGTAGAGGTTCCACATCTGCTGGAACATGTCGTCGATCTCGGTGACCGAGCCGCGCCCGGACGAGGTGAGCGCCGTGCCGGTGCCGGCGGTGCCGGTCGCCATCGTCTTGACATAGGCGTTGGAGCCGGATTTGAGCGCCGCGGTCAAGAGGCCGTCATAGGCGTAGTTTGGGTTTGCCGAATTGTCGGCGGTGACGGCGGTCGCGGCCTGCTGCCCGCCGGCAAGCGGCGCCGCGAAGCTGGCGCTGTTGATCGTCGTGATCGCCTGCAAGGTTTCGGCGCCGGCGGCGCCGACATACCAGGCATAGGCGACCGCGCCTTGCAATGCGGTGACGCTGGCGAAGAGCGTCTGCCCGAGTGTGACCGCCTGCGTCGCATTGGCGCTCTTGTTGGAGGAGCCGCCGGAGAGGACATAAGTCTTGCCGTCGGCGCCGGTGATCGTTTTGGTCGTCGCGACGCCGGCGGCGAGCGATGAATTCTGGTAACCCTCCAAGGTCAGCGCGACGGCGATGACCGAATAGGTCGCGGCCGGCAAACTCGCGCCGGAGCCGGAGGCCGACAAGGACGGCGTCGCCGGCGTCCCGAGCTGCAGGGACGCGTTGCCGCCGAGGATCGCCATCTCCTCCTTCAGCATCATCTTCTGCAACAGGCGGAAGGTCATGCGCGCCTGGATGTCCTCGAAATGGCGGCCGGCGCTGATCGCCTCGTAGGTCGCCGCATCCTCTTCGCCGATCGTCACAAAGGACGCGGATTTGGACGCGGTCGTGTACGACATCTGGCCCGAGCGCTGGCCCTCCGGAACCCAGCCCATCGCATCGAAGCCGGAACCGAGGAGCGCCGTCACCTGACGCCAATTCGTCGCCGTGCCGGTGCCGCCGCCGATGCGCGGGATCGAATTTCTGAGCGGCGTCACAAACGGGTAGAGATTTTTCGCCGGCATCTGCAGATCGAAGGCGACGAGGCCGGTCGAGGCCGATATGGTTTTTGTGATGCGATCGTCGGGGGTCGCGAGCGCGCCTTTGACGAGATCCAAGGTGTCCTGGGTCGGGTTCATCGGTTGGTCCTTCTGCTGGAATAAAAAAGCCCGGCTTGGAGCCGGGCTGAAAAGACGACGCTGTTTTGGTTGCGCGCTGCGCGCACCGGATGCTGGAACTTTGCGGCTAACACTCCCCCGTGCCCGGCCTCTGCGCCGGGCACCCACGACTTCAAGACGTGGATGGCCGGGACAAGCCCGGCCACGGGGATGGTGTTATCGGCGCATAAGCGGGGTGGCGCGGGCTGCCTTGATGAGGGCTAGGGTGCGCTCCTCGTCACTCATGCGGGAAAGCGCCGCGACAATGTCGTCGGGTGCGACGAAGGCGGCGGCGCCGTCTTCGTGCTTGGCGATTGCGGAGAAGCCGCGGGCGACGGTCAGGGGCGGCAAGGATGTTTGTGCGATGTCCTCGACGCGGCGCTGCAGCGCGTCGAGGCGCGGCAGGATGTCGTGGGCAAGCTTGGCGACGGTCGTGCTCAGCTCGGCGGTTTCGGCAGGACGCGATTTACGCAAGCTGCCGGAGAGAGCGAGCGCGGCGATTGCGTCGGTGTTTTCCGAGGAGAACGAGTCGAGCAGCTCGCAGAGCTCGGCGAGCAGCGCGCGCAGCCTGCCCGGCGCGCCGGCGTCGCTCCGGCTTGCCCCCAGCTGCTCGTCACCCCGTTCCCCGTGGCCGGGCTTGTCCGGGCACGGGGTTATCGAAGATTCGGGCGGATCGACGGCGGCGCGCTTCCAGCAATCGAACACCGCCTCGGGGTTGGCCGGGCGGTCGACAACCGAGATCTCGCTCAGCGCGAGACCGATGACGATGTTGCGGTCGGTGGGATCGCGCGCGGTGACATGGCCGCCAATCGAGAAGCCCTTGTAGACGCCGGCGACGACCTTGCGCCAGGCGTCGTCATCGACAATGCGGGCGCCGAGATAGAGCCCCTTGTCGTCGATCGCAGCCTCCGCGGCGATGCCGACCGCGGAGGGCTGGTGCATCTCGCGGATATTGGCAAAGCGCATGTAATCCTCGAGCGCGGCGGCGAGCGCGTCGCGGCGGATCACCTCGCCCTGCTCGTCCTCCGCCTCGGTCGAGGCGTAGCCCCATACCATGTGCTGCTCGTGATCGAGCTTTTGGATCGGCCAATAAAACCGCATCACTCACTCCGATGAAGAAAGAGAACGCTTTAACGCAAAGGGCGCGATGGATGTGCAGAGGACGCCATGCCATCAGAGCGGCTCAAGCGCCTTCGCGTTCCTTGGCGTATTCTTTGTGTCCTTTGCGGTACCTGATTGATTGCGCGCGGGGCGCGCGGTCATCGGCTAGTTGATCGGGTAGCCCATGATGTAGACATCGCCGGTTGCCGCGACGCCCTGGGCCGTGGTCAAGGACAGGATGAGGCTCGCGGCGGTAAAGGTGTTGCTGTCCTCGTTTGTGAGCCCCGACAGGCGCTGCATCGTCGTCGCGCCGGTGCAATTCGTGAAGGCGGTTGTCGTCGCGCCGATGATCGTGCCGGTCTTGCCGGCGCCGGTGTAGAACCCGCCCTTGGCCGTCGTCAGAGAGGCCGAGCAGTTCATCACATAAATGTCGGTGACGATGTATTTGGTCGCCCCGGCGATAAACCCGACATTGCTGCTGGTCAGCGGCCGGATCGCGATGGATTGATCGGTCGTGACGTTGAAATTGGCCGAGCGCAACACGCCAAGCACGCAGGGCATCCCGACCGCGCAGAGCGACGGGTTGTTGTTGTTGGCGGCATTCGTTAGCGTCCCGGCGATCGACCGCTGGATTTGCAGCATGTCGGTCGTGTTCGCGCCCGGCGTATCGACATTGCTGTCATAGCCGATCAGGATATTGCTGCCGCCGCCGACCAGTGTCGTCGAGGCGACGCTGTCGCCGACAATCGTGTTCTTCGCGCCGGTCGCCAGCACGGCGGCGGCGTTGCGGCCGAGAAGCGCGTTGTTCGTGCCGCTCGAAACGGCGATGCCGGTGCCGCTGCCGAGCGCGGTGTTGTTATTGGCGGCGACGACCCGCAAGGCGTTCGTGCCGATCCCGGTATTGCTGCTCGGCGTGCCCGCGATGTTGCGGCCGGCATCGTCACCAAAAAACGAATTGAACGATCCGACGACGGTGCCGGCGCCGGCAATGCCGCCCGCATTGTGGCCGACAGCCGTATTGGCGGTCGAGGAGGTGTCGAAATGGCCGCCGGCGCGGTCGCCGAGGAAGGTGTTTTCCGCGCCGTACAGCGTGGACAGCGGCGTCTCGGCGCCGAGGATCATATTGCCGTTGCCGGCTCCGGCGGTGTTCAGGGAAGCGACCGAGATGTCGGCGGCGATGACCCCGAGCGTGCCGGTGACCTGGAGGCCGGCGCCGGCGCCCGTGCTCGAGGATTGCGTAAAGGTCAGGCTCGCCGATGGCGCCTGAGTGATCGCGCCGGGAACCCGGAGCTGCATCGCAGTCGGGACGCCACTCGACACCGCCGAGACGACGACAACCGGGTTGGTCGTAAAGCTGCAGCCGGCGCAAGTGAGAGTGACGACCTCGCCGACCGCGTAGCCGGTCGGGCTGCCGGCAATCGCGATCGACGACGGCATGACGCCGCTCGCCGCGCCAGGCACGAGCCCGAGATTGTTGCGCGCGGCCGGCAGAGTCGCGTTGGCGGCATCGCGCGACATCGCCGGCGGCAAGCCGACATCGGCGCGCGCCGGCAACGGCAACGACAATGCGAGCAGCGCACAGAGCAGAGCGAGGAGACGGACGGTTGTCATCACCAGACCCTCGCGGCCATCTGACACGAAGAAGAGCTCGAATAGATACGGATGCGGCCGGTATGCGGCATGCCGGCCATCGACAAGGAGCCGCCTTGCCCGCCATTGGTCGATGGGCCCGCGAGCACGACGAGGGTCGGCGCGAGCGCGCCCGCCGCATCGTCGAGCGCGATGGTCAGGCCGGCGGCGCATTGCGCCTGGATCAGATAGCCGAGGCGCGGCTGCGTCGCGGCGGGGATCGTCGCGAGCAAGGAGAGGCCCGTGAGCGAGGGCGCGTTGGCGCTGTAATCGCTGCCGCTCTGGGCGGGCGAGGCCATCGTTTCGGCGGCGCCAAGCGCGCGATAAGCCGGCACCTCGATTTGCGCGGCATCGGCAGATCCCGCCGGCCCGAGCAGCAAAGCGGCCATAAAAAACGCCGCCCGAAGGCGGCGCGATAAACGCGTCATGCGATGTTTCCTTTGGTCAGCTCAGTGTCGGAACAGTCGCTTCACAACGAGACAGCGAGACGAAAAATTTTGCCACGGAGGTACGGAGAACACGGAGTGAATGAGCGCTGTCATTGCGAGCCCGCCGTCGACGCGCCCGCAATGACAATTCCTTCTGCGTAACCGCCGTGTCTCCGTGTTTGAAGTTCCTGCGGCCGACAACCCGAGCGGCTCGTCCTTACTTAGATCCCGGCGAAGGCCGGGATCCATTGAGCCGCACTCGAGAGGCTGACAAATGGATCCCGGCCTGCGCCGGGATCTATCGCGGGCGAGATGCTACCGGTCCATTCGACACGCCCTCACCCGGCCTGTCGCCGCCGGCGATCGCATCCATGCCGAGGATGTCGCGCGCCTCGTTGACGGTGTAAACGCCGTTGCGCAGATAGATGTCGAGCATCGCCGCCTGCTCGGCGGGGTCGGCCGGACGCAGATCGACCCAGGCGAATTCGAGATCGGCGTGGCCCATGCGGTCCTGGATCACATGGTCGGCGAGCCGCTTCACCCAGCCCATCAAGGGCGCCAGGCCCTCGGCGAGCGCGGCTTCCTGCGCCTGTTCGGCGGTGGCACGGTTCATCTGATGGATGAACGGCGTCGGCGGCAAGGAGAACGCAAAGCACACGATGCGCGCGAGCCATTCGTCGAACTCGTCCTTGTAGGGCGCTTCCTTGAAGGGCTGGTATTTCGTGCCGGACGGACCCCAGACCAAGCGCGAGCGCGCCGCGGTGTTGCCGGCGAGCACCGAATCGAACCATTCCTGGAATTGCCGGATCTGCTCGACATTCCAGCCCTCGGGCGCGTTGAGGAGGCCGGGCGGGACATTGCCCTCGGTGAAGTGGTGCAGCTGCATCGCCTGGCGGCGCAATGCGATGTTGACCGTCATGACGATCTGCTCGACCGGTGACAGACCGTAGAGCTTGTGCGGGCGCGGGTTGCGCGGGAAATAGAGGAGCTCGTCGGATGTCAGGAGACGCCAGGGGAGGCCGTGGATCATCTGCTCATAGGCGGGCGCCGGCGGACGCGGGCGGCGGCCGGTGTCGTCGATCAGCAATTTGATCGTCGCGCCGTCGACGACATCGAGGCCGATCAATTCGCCGGCGCGGTTGCGGCGGATTTCGAGGGCCGGCGCGTCGAGCACGAGAAGATCCTCGAGGAGCGCGCGTAGCCAGGTCGCAAACGGGCGCTCGCCATCCGGGCGGCGCCAGAATTGCGCGAGGCGCCGCGCGCGAGAATGCGCATCGGCGGTGGGGCGCTTTGCGTCGCGTGATTTGATCGCCCAATCGAGCTTCTCGATCTGATCCTTGCGGGTTTCGATCGCGAGGCGGGTCAAATCATGCGCATCGGCGAGCGCGCGCAATTCGGTGAAGGAGACGGGCTCATAGGCGCGCGGCGTCGTGATCGTGTTGACGCCGACGGGAAATCCCAGAGGCGCGTGCGCTCAGGTTGCGGCGGCGCAAGCGGCGTCCCGGGCGAGAAGATGCCGGCATCCGGCTGGAACGTGGCGGCGAACTCTGCCTCCAATGCCGATTGCCCCCAGCTGTACGAGAGCGCGAGAGGCGTGCGTTTGCCGCCATCGGGCATATGTCGATGCTCCTGATGTAAGTGGTTCACAACGAGGCGGCGAGACAGCGAGAAACGCGCGCCATTCGGCGCGCAAGAAGCGAACGCTTTAACGCGGAGGACGCAGAGGCTACACAGAGGACGCGAAGACGGCGGTGCGGCTGATACGCCTTCGCGCATCCTCTGCGTCCTCTGCGATGAAGCGTTATCTCTTTTGGCCGCTGCGCGGCCGCTTTACCTCGTTAGAAGCCGGCCAGCTTCAAGACAAATACCCATACCAACAAACAACTGCCGGAAAACACGGCCAGCCAAAAAACTTGGAAGAACACCCCAACCCATTCCCTGACCGGCCCGAAGTCAACGTCTTTCGTTGGTTGCCGTGTGACGAGCTGCAGACGATGGCCAGGTTGCTCGGAATTTTGTTCAGCATCATCGGCCTGCTGGTCTTCGCTGTTCTTCACTAACTGCAAAATCAGCGGCGACCGATAGTGTGTTCCTCTTCCGGACATCGGGCATCTCGGGCTTGTCTGCCAGGCAATGGATGCACCAACCGGCCTTTGGTGCAAGCCCATAACACCCTAGAAACTGGACAGGGCGGTCCGTTTCCAGGTGTTGGGCGCGGTGCAGGCGTAGAGGTAGTTCGGGTCGAACTGGAGCTGGCCGGTCTGGCACGCGGCCGAGCTGGTCGCGGGCGTGCCGATCGCCGGGAACATGCCGTTGGCTGTGGCGGTCGCCGGCGAGATGGAGGCGATCCGGAAATTCGAGCCGTCGAACTGCAAGGTCACGAGCTCGTAATTCTGATGAAACAAGGTCAGCGCGGATTGCGCGCCTCTGGTGCCGGGCAACAGGATCTGGCCGCCCGAGGTGGCGTTGACCTGCACGGTCAGGCTCTTGCCGTTATCGCTGACAAAGGACATCGACCAGCCCGCCGCGATCGCAGTCGTCGGGGGCAGGGTGACGGTCAGGCTCGCGATCGGCGTGTTGTAATTCGACAGGGTCAAACCGCAATCCGCGGGGCCGGCGGCATAGGTGCTGACCGATGGAAAATTCCAGCGCGCGAGGCACGTCGCGCCGCTGAGACCGATAGCGGCGGCGCTGACCGGGCTCACCTGCAGCACGCGAAAATTCGAGCCGTCGAACTGCACGAGCGCCAATTCGTAATTGCCGGAAGCGAGCTGCAAAGAGCCGGCCGCGGCGCCGCTGCCCGGAAACAGGATGTGGCCGCCATTCGTCGCATTCACTTGCAGCGCGGCGGTCTTGCCGTTGTCGTTGGTGATCGCGAGGGTCCATCCCGGATTGATCGCATTGACCGATGGCAGGGTGACGGTCAGAAAAGCGAGCGGCGAGTTGAAGGCCGAGATCGCGCTGCCGTTGTCGATGACGGCGGCGCTGTAAGCGCTGACGCTTGGAAAGACCCAACGTGTGATGCCGCCGATCCCGGCAAGGCCCAATTG